AGGCTGTGATTTGTCAGGAAAACCGGCCACCGATCATACCAGAGAAGCAATCATTTCTGATGCGTTTCGCATATAAAATGGGCGTTTCATCCGGCCACCGAAGCGGCCATCTTCTGGTGCAAGAGCGCACATTCACAACATAAGGTGAAGAGCGTCACGCAGGCCGAGCAGGCCAGACGCACCGGCCGTCAGCGTCGGCAGCGTCTGGCAGGTCGCGGAGGAGTTGCCGATAGGCGGCCCACTCAGCCTTCTTGGAAGCCGAGAGCGGAGCGTCTGCGAGTTGCGTCCAGTCAGACCGTGCCAGCATGAGATCGCGGCGATCGCGATAGCGTTGCAGGCGATGGGTTGCGGTAAGTTCGTTGCTCATTGGTTACTCCGTAAACGCGGCGGCTGGTGGCGTGAAGTTGGCTGTGTACCGTGCTAATCCGGTGGTTACGCGAACCTCGTCGATGTAGCCGATAAAAGTTTCCGACGTATCGTTTTCGTCAACCGCACCGATAGTCAGAGTGTTGTGGGTTATAGAAGGGTCGCTGGATGCTGTCGCAACGCTAGCGCCACCAACATACAAAGTAATGTCCCCGCCTGAACGGACGAGAGCAACATGATTCCACGCATTAGCGACATAACTTGACGCGGCCGCATCAAAAGCGCCGAAGCGGTAGTTTGTTCGCGTCGTGCCGCCGTCAGCATAAAAGGCGAGCGAAGCGTTTGAACCATTTCTGTATGAAAACAACTGGTTGAAGGTGATCGAAGTTGGCCTCACCCACGCTTCCAACGTGAAGTCGCCCGTGCCGGGAATCAGCGAATTGCTAGTCACTTGAACGCATCCGCCGCCGTCTAGGTACAGCGATGAACCGCCGAACTTGCTTTGGGCAGTGCTGATCTCAGCGGTTCCTTCGGCAACGCAAGACAGATTACTCGCAGACGAGTCGGTGATTGTAGTGCTGCCGTTTGTGCCGTCGAAGTGCAAGAGCAGTCTCGTACCGCCGGATACTATAGGAGACGCATTAGTGTTCCACACAACCGCGCCTGAAATCGTGTGCGCGTAGAACGTGTCGCCCTCCAGTGTCTTTGTGATGGAAGAAATCTGGCCGACCGTTACCTTCTCGGTGAGCGTCCCAGCGCCATTGTCGGCGGCGACAACGGCACTGACGCTGACGCTGCTTGCTGCGGGCAGTTGCGTGATGGTCTTAGGCATACTGAATTGTCCTCAATGGGTCGTCGGAAAGGTCTGTTAACGTCTCGCCAGAAATCGTTTGTAGTAGCGCGACCTGCGGCGTGTATTCGGCAAACAGCCGAGCGATGAGCGACGGCGTGGCCTGCACAATCGAAATGTGCGCCCAGTTGAACGAGTAGCCAGCACTAGCGCCAGCAAACGTCAGCGGCACCGCCGACCCCCAAGTCGCAAAGTCGTCCGACTCGTAGTACCACATCTCGTATGTATGCGAGTTTCCGTTTGAAACGTAGGCCCGGAACTTGCCGTCGCTAGTAATGACCAGCGGCAGCGTGTCGCCGCTGTCTGCTTCTGCCCCAACGCCCAAAGCAGACTCAGCGCCCCAGCCAGACAGAAGCGACGAAGACGTACGCTTCTTGTATCCAGACCAGCCAACGTCGTTGAAGGCCATGTAGTACGTCCCGGCTTTGTAGGCGATGAACGTATTACCCTGCACAAGGGCCGTCGCGGATGCGCCGGTGATGGCAACCGGAGTTGACCAATTCGCGGACGATCCCCATGTCGCTGGGTCGGTGCTGGTAGGCCGGATCACCTCAACGTAATGCGTTGAGTTTGGGACGTACACAATCGCAGGGCCAACATCGTCCACGACCCAAGTCGGAATGTTTACGATGTTGTCGCCGCCTTGCGAGCCAACGGCGATCTCCACAACTGGCGTCCATGCCACAAGGTCATTGGACTGAACGATGTGGATGGTCGGCGGGTTGCTGCTCCAGCCAGAATAGCCGTCGCTGTAGCACATGTAATACTTGCCGCGCCACCACAGAACAGTCGGGTCGTTGATTCCTCGCTCGGGAATCAAGACGCCGTCATCCGGGCCGACAGAGATGAAGTCCTTGCCGTCTCGCGAGATAAACAAAAACGCCCGAACTCGCGTGGTTCCGCCAGTACCGCCCTCGCCCGGATAGGCGGCAGCAACCCACAACGGCTGCAAAGCGGCAATCGTTGGCCGCATCAGTTTGGGGCTCATCGGGCTCATAGGAATGTCGCTACTGTAGGTGAGAGAGTGCGACTAGGTCTTAACCATCACGACACATGTCGCAGCCGTCCCGGCGGCCTGCCCCGCCACGAGACGAATGGCGCCGCACGGGTAGGCCTCGTCCGGAAGGGGGTACACCCGAGACTCAGACGTCGAGGACGAGAGCGTGATGTCTGCGGCACTTCCGTCGACCTTGAAAAGTCGCCCGAATGTCCCGTCGGGGATTTCAGACGCCCAGACCTGGATCGAGGTGGCCGCAGACGAGGCCGTCCCCAACTCGATCGCCCCGCCTGCGGCGTCTTGCCAGGGCACCGTGGTCGCCGAAAGCACGGACGTGGTCAACGAAACCTGGACCGTCCGGTACTTGCGAAGAATCTTGGGCTCGTTCACGCGAATTTCTCCTGGGTATGGAATGATTGTACGGCCCGTATTTTGCGGACCTAAAGTCACCCGCCCCGCCATCGATTTCCCAGAGCGTGGCGATCGCCCTACAGCGTTGCCGCCTCGCGGAACGCTGCATCGACCTGCGCCTCACTGAGTCCAAGGGCAGCCGCGAGCGGCACAAGCATCGGATGCGACCGCTCCACATACGGAGCGTATTCCCATTCCACGCGAACCATATCACGCTGCATCTGGTCTGGGATGCCGTCGATTGCCAATTCGACCGCCGCGAGGCTCACGCCGTTCGAGACGAGCCAGAGGCGAATCTGGCGGGCTGTGACGCTGGCTGGAACTGGCGAGGTGTCGGGGGCGCGTTCCCAGCCTGCGGGTAGTTCCGATTCGGGGATCGCCGTGCAACCTTCGGGAGGCGACCATCCATTAGGAACGTCGTCGCGGACGAACGTCACCACTTGGCCGAGAGCGTTGATGATTGCGATTGCCATTTAGAACCACACCGTTATGCGAACGTACCCGTCGCCACCGTTGCCGCCTGCCCCGCTGTTGCCGCCGTTCCATGAAACTACGTCGGCGGACGCGCCGCCGCCGCAGCCGCCGCCGCCGAACTGAACGGCAGAGTCGCCTGCCGTGGCGGCACCGCTTGTCGTTGCCGCACCACCGCTGATTACGGAGCCAAATTGCGACGAGTTGAGCAGTAGCGTTGATGGTCGCTCTACATTGCCCGGCGTCCGAATTACGCTCGCGCCGTCCAGCGAGCCGCCCTGCGCGCCCGGAAATGCGACGTTGCCCGTTGCCGCGATTGCACTGGGGATACTGTCGCCGTTCTGTCCGGTGTTTGAATTTCTTCCCGAAATTCCACGCCAAGTGACGTTAGCGTTTGACACATGACTCCCACCAGCCACACTCGTGGCCTGAGTCCCTCCCGCGCCACCAATCCCAAACAACGCAGTAAACACTGCGCCCGATTGCGAGTTGAAGGTGATTGTTGTGCTTCCGCCGTTACCGCCAGCGTTGCCATTTGTTCCGTCGGCCGTGGCCGCAGCACCTCCGGCCCCGCCAGTGCCAATAGTGATAGTAAGCGCAGTGGTAATCAGTGAAGCAGAAACAGTGGTTTGCACGACACCGCCGCTTGCCCCGCCAGCGCCGCCAGCGCGAGTCGTTCCTCCCGGCCCACGACGACCGCTACCGCCGCCACCGCCGCCGCCAACCATCAGCACTTCGATGAACTTAGCACCACTTGGAACGCTCCATGTGTACGGGCCGGGTACTGCTCCGGTGGCTTCAGACGGTTTGCTGGATCGACTGAACTCGTAAATGATCGCCTTAGTGACGGTCACCGCGCCAGTCGAACCGTCTACGCTCGTCACAGGCGCGGCTGTCCATGCGCCATCGCCCCGCAGGAAGTTGGACGCGGATGCTGTGCCGCTGCCGAGCCGAGCCGCCGCGACGGTGCCGCTCGTCAAATCCTCTGCGCTGTGGATGTGAGAGGCTGCCGCCGCATCGGTGATCCCGTAACCCGAGAGCGTCGTTGGCGTCGAGGTGATCGTGCTCCAGGCTTGGTTGTGTGCGGCAGGCGCAAACGTCGACGGCGTTCCAGACAACGACGAGTAGGCCACGGCGGGCGAACTGCCAGCCGTCACTCGCCCCTTTGCGTCCACCGTGACGCTGGTGAATGTCCCTGCCGAGACGCCCGTGCTGGAGAGCGTCGCCGCGAACGACCCGGTGCCACTGCCGGTAACGTCGCCAGTGAGTGTGATTGTCTGGTCGCCCGTGTTCGTCCCGCTGCTTGTCCCGCTGAACGTGCCACTCTGCGTGGCGAGCGTGCCGAGGCCGCTCACCTGCGAGTTGCTGATGGAAGCCGCTGTCGTCAGCACGCCGCTTGTCGTAGTCACGACGATCTGCCCGCTTGTCGAGCCGATCGCCCCGGCGTTGGTTATGTTGCCGTGAACGTGGCTTGTCGGCGTGCGGGCATCAGTCAGCCTCGCGTCAGATGAACCAACAGCATCGGTGATCCCGTAGCCCGACAGGGTGGTCGGGGTGGAAGTAATCGTTGACCACGCTTGCGTCCCTGTGTGATTCGCCCTCGCCAGAAGGGTCGCGTCTGACGAGTTAGCCGTCGCGCCGGTAGCGATGCCGTCGAGTTTCGTCTTCGCGGACGAAGCAGCCCACCACGCTGCAATCGCTTGAAATACGCGGACGGGCGTGAACGCAAACCGGCTTGTGCTTGTGCCAGCCTCTGCGTCGGCTTGGCTCGCAGTTGCAGCCGACCACTCGCGAGAGTCGGAGAGGCGGGAGTCGGAGGTCGAGACCTTGCCATCCAGGGCGGTCTGCGTCGCCGTGCTGATGGGCTTGCTGGCGTCGCTCGTGTTATCGACGTTGCCAAGGCCCACGTCGCCCTTCGCGAGGGTGACTGCGCCAGTACGACCGGCTACGCTCTGCACCGGAGCGGCCGCCGCAGCCCTCGTGTTTGTGTAGTACAGATTTGTCGACCCCTCGGTCACGCTGTCCGTCGAGCCGGGGCTGGGGCTGATCTCAACGTAGGCACTGCCCGACCAGCGGTAAATTTTGGCCGTGTCTACTGTAACGTAGATTTTCCCGCTCTCGCCGGTAGCGGGGAGTGATGCGAGGCTGGCAAACTCAAGAACGTCGTCCACATAGGAGGGCAGTTGTGACGACGGCACCAGACCGCTAACGAGGGTGGCGTATGTTCCCGACGCTTGCTTGCCGTCAATCGCAGCCTGCAATCCGCTGACCTCCGAGATGGCGTGCGTGTGTGCCGTCGGCGTCCTTGCGTCGTTGAGTCGAGCGTCATTCCCTGCTGCCACCGTCCCCGCAGTCGTGCCGATTGTCGGCGTCTGCCTCGCGTACTGCGAGGCGTCAAACGTCGAGCCGGTCGAGCCCGTCGCAATGCGGCGATACAAGACGCCGTCTCGTTCGTACAGCCTGCCTTGGTTTTGCGTTTGATTGGCTGCCCACGTTACGGGCGCAGTTGTCAGGACCGTGCCCACTGTGACGACGCCGTTGACCGCAGAGTTTGCTTGGTTGTACGCAGTCGTGACAACAGTCCCAAGCGGGGTCGGATTGTCGCCTTGATCCAAAATGCTTGATACTGTGATCGCCGTCAGGGCGTTGCCAGCGTGTATGCCATTTGCAAAGGCCTCGACAGCGTCCGTGTAGGAGTTTCCGCAAAGCTGGTCCAGGAATGCGGGCCCATCCCCGTCCGTGAGCGTGGTGCCGCCCGGGAGCGTGACGTCACCAAGGCCGTGCGAGTGGACGGCATCTGCGGCGCCGACGTTTACAGCGGTGAGGAGCACCGCCCCCGTCTTCCCCGCCACCGACTGCACGGGGGCCGCCTGCGACGCACGAAGCTCGGTGAAGTATTTGTTACTCGCTCCCTCCGGCACCGAGTCTGTCGATCCAGGGCTCGCGCTAATCTCGATGTACGTCGAGCCCGACCACCGATAAATTCGGTTAGTGTCTCTCGCGACATATATCTTTCCCGCATCGCCTGTGGCCGCGAACGCCGCAAGCGATGAATACTCGATGACGTCGTCGACATAGCTCGGGAGTTGCGAGGCAGGAACAAGGCCGGCAACCAGCGATGCCTTGCCGTTCAGGGCCTCCTGAAGGCCTGAGACAGTGCTGATCGCCTGGGTGCCGGTATGGCTCGACCGGGCCCGGAGAAGCCCGTCCGACAGATTGGCCGTCGCGCCGGCCTGAATCCCGTCGAGCTTGGCCTTGTCCGGGCTTGCGGTCCACCACGCCGCGATGGCTTGAAACACGCGAAGGGGAGTAAAGGCAAGCCGCGACGTCGACGTCCCAGACTCCGCCTCTGCTTGTGTTGCGGTATTTGCCGACCATTCTCGCGAGTTAGAAAGTCTCTGGTCTCCCGTGAGGACGACATTTCCCGAGAGTCGCGAGTCGCTGAGCGTCCCGGAGGTGAGGAGACTTGCGTCCGTCGTCGGCGGCCCGACTGGGCCGGTAGGGCCGCTCGGGCCGATCCCGCCAGAAACACTTGCGGCGATGTCGTCTCCGGAGACGGAGACTGAGATTTGCTCTTTGTTGACGCTGGCCTGGATGGTCACTTAACCACCTCGACGGCGCCTTCGAGGTACGTTCTCGTGAGCGACCCTTGATTGCCGATCATCTCCCAGCGGTACGTCCCCGGCGGAAGAGCAGATGTCTGAGAATCCGAGAGTGCCACGTTCACTTTGCCGCCCGCATCGTCGACGAGCGTCGTCGAGAATGTCGCCACTGACGCTCCGCTCACGAGGCTGTACACCGCCGAGGTCATCGTCGTCGCAGTGAGCGAGACGCTGAAGTCAATCAACGCACTAAAGTCGTCCCCAGCCTTGAGCGAGAGCCCGAGCTTTCCAGGAAGTGCGTCATATGACGGCATTATTGCCTCTGCTTCATTAGTTCGTGCTGGATATCACGCTGACTGACCGCGATCTCGCGAAGCGTTTCGGCCTGTTGGTCCTGTGTCTTGCCAAGCTCGTGGAGTGTTTGCGACGTCGCCTCCAAGAACTGCGTGTGCGACTCGATCATTGGAACGATTACGGTGCTGTGGACCGAAGTGGCGGCCTCCCGGGTCATCCAGAGCACAGCCGCCAGGATCACGACAGGGACGCCGAAACGCTCGGCGATATCGATGATCGTCTGCTTCATCTCGTTAGTCATTCGTCATGTTCCTCTTCCAGCCCCGCATGAGGCCGGCGTTCTTCGGGGAGCGGAAGTACCAGTCAAGGAGCTTGCTCAGGAGAATCTGGAGCATCGGGCCGATCAGGAGCCAGAATATCGGGCCAAATTGTTTCTCGTCGGTCGACTCGTGCATGAGGCAGTAGCCGCGTTTGACGCTCTGCCCCCAGGCGGCGAGCACGATTTCCTGGGAGTGGTTGCTGCGGGTGACGTGCCTGAAAAGCTCGACCGGAGACTGCTCGATCGAGACTGCGATCAGGTCGTTGATCCGCTCTCGGCCGATGAGTTGCCGGCGGATGGCGGGGAGTTCCCTCCAGATCGATTCCTGGAGTTCGCGGATCGTCATTTCTTGGTCGCGCATTTGCCGTCCTTGCATTTGCAGGGGCAGTTGTCAGGGCATGGGCAGGCAACCCACGACAGGTTGTCGCCGCTCCTGACTCGTCCTGTGCCGCCGCACTCTTTGCAGCACTCGCGGTGCGGGGCAGGCGGCGGGGGGAGGACCTTGGCCTTGTACGCCTCGAAAGCAGCGTCCGAGAAACACTCGCAAAGCAGGGCCATGCGATCGGGAGGCGACGACGAGCATCCGGCAACGATCACTGCCAGGAAAAAAATTCGATTCACAAAACTCCCCCCGTCCAGGATGGGAGCTTGCGGGCCGGGAAGCCCTCGTATCCAGACAAGGCATAGCTATCGCGTTGCCCGAGCATGCGATTTACCGTGTCCGCGTCGACCCAAAACGTACAGCCGGCGAACGCTGGGTGCATTTCGGGCTTGCCGGGGATGCCGGAGTAGTGCGGGCCCGAATTGCTCTTCGGACCCCAGGACTGCCAGTAGAGCGCCCCAGGCCGCTTGCCCATCCGCTTGCCGATGAAACAGGTGCAGTGGGCCCAGCCGGCGTTGTTGGCTTTGCAGAATCCGTCGGCGTCTCGCTTGAAAACAAATCCCTGAACGCTGGCCTGGGCGACGGGGTATCCGTTCGAGATCGCCTTGCAGAGTTGCTCGAAATTTTCGCAGAGTGTGGCTGTCTTCACTCGCCGTCTTTTTGCAAACGGTTCCAATTCGTCCGGCAAGCCAGATGCGCCCCATTGCTTCTCGCGAGTGCCGGAATACTCGGTGAAGATCGTGCCTTTGTAGTCGACGTCGTAATGGAGGCAGCCCCACTTCGTCACGGCCTCCGCCGCTGCGGCGCCGTAACTTCCGTCGCCTCCATAATTTCGGCTGAGCCCCCTCGCTTCGACCCTGCTCAGTGCATATATCGACGCCTCCAGGCATCGGCCGGGCCAGTCCTCCGGCTCGCCGTGAACGACGATCTCCGTGCTGGACAGGGCGTCAATGGCGCCAGCGAACCCATGCCCAACGCACGAGCCGATCGCTTGGGCGACGCGGGAATAGCTCGGCTTCACCTTGATGATCGCCGGCCAGAGCACGACGTCGGCGTTGTCGTTGGCCTTGAGCTTGGGCCCGGCTTCGGCAAGCGTCGGCCACTTCAGGCCGGCGACGTATTTCTCAGTGGCCTTCGGGTTTGGAACGTAACCCTGAGGCCTCCAGGCAGCGGCCATGCTACGCGTCCTTTCCGAGTCCCGCCCACGCGATTGCTTCGTAAAGATCGACGGCCTTCTGCCGCTTCTCGGGAGTCAACTGTTGCGACTCGTCGCCGATAACTTCCGCGAGGACGCCGTCGATCGCCTCGGACAGGCCCCTGTATTTGCCAGGAGCGTTGTTCGCCATTCCCTTCCAGATGAACGCGAGCACGGCGACGTGGACGGCTCGCAGGCCGCTGGTCGTCGTCACCGTCGGCTCGTCGACGATGCCGTCGGCCGCCACAACCCTTGCGCAGTTGAGGTACACGTTCTGGAGCCAGAGCCTGTCGAGCGGGCTCATGTCTTTTACGACTCGAACAACCGGCTGGACTGCGGTCTTCATCTCTGAGGAGGGCTCCCGAACTGAAATGGTGGTGACCGTCGTCGGAATGCTGGGGATGCCGAACACCCCGACGGCGAGCAAAACCACGGATACGATCACTCGAAAGGTCACTTCTTCGCCTCCGGCTGAAGAATCGTGTCGAGCAGTTGCTGGCAAAGCTCGACGCCCTTCCTGTTTCCGGCGGACTTGAGCCGGCCGGCGATCTCCAGGATCGTGTGGGCGTCGCTCAGTTCGAGCCCTGCTTTTTCTGGGGCGGCGGAGGGCAGGCGGACCTTTTTAATTGCTGCCACCAGACGGGGACCCGCCAGTACAGCAATCGCCGCCAGGACGGCACAGGCGCGAATGACGAGTTCATAGGTCATCACTTGTCACCCTCGACCTTTGCGACAATCCAGCGAAGGAACGACTCGCCCTGGGGAGACCGCAGGATCGCGGTCAGGTGGGCGACAAGCTCGTCGTCGACCTTCGTGCCCTTCGTCTTCGAGGCGAGCCACTCGCAGGCGTCGCCGACGATCACTGCCTTGCCATGCGGGTCGCTCGTGGCGAGAAAGGCCTGGACGTAGGTCAGGATCGGGGCCCACTCCTGGAGGATGCGAATCTTTTCCCAGACCGACAGGTTGTCGCCGTAATTCCGCTGCTCGCTCGTCATGGCTCGCCTCCGTGCTTCGCCTACCTACTTCGAGACTAGCGGCCACGGGTCAGCCACCCGAAGAGTCGGCAAGGTCTTCGAGGAAGCCAGTCACGTCGGACTGAACCTCGAAGATTGCGTCCGGAAATACCCTTGCCTCGACGGGGTCTGGCGGCCTCCATCCGACGCGGCGGCGGTTTCTTTCCTCCTCGCTCCACCCCGCCTGGAACTCCAGGCACTTCTGGCGAATCTCTTCCTCGGAGGGCAGGTAGGCCTTACGGTGGCCTGTCTTGCTGCCGTGCCAGCTTTCCCGCCTGGGGAGCTTTAGTTCTCGCCTTGTGACGTCAGCGCGATCAGCCGAGATTCTCAGAGTCTCAGCGATGATCCTGGTTGGCGTCCCTGCCAGCCACATTCTCGTGAACGTCACCGTGCAGACGGCGACCCTCACTTTCTTGGGAGTCATCCTTGGGTATCCAGAAGGAAACGACCCGGCTTGACGGGTTCAGATAAAAATCCCCTCCCAGAGACTTGTGAAATGGAACGTGCTCGCAGTCCCCGCCGGCGTACTGGCCGGCGATATAGTCGCTCGCTCGGTAGACGGCCAATTGGCCGAACGCGGAGTTCATCCTGATCGGCGGGCTTCCCACAGGGGGATGCCAGAGATGGAACCAGACCATGTTCTGGCGTTCCTGCCACCAGTTCCATCGGCAGGCCCACGCGTCGTAGTGGCAGAGCGTCGGCTGCGTCCAGACGGGCGGGCCCCACTCGCACCACGAGTAGCTCGCCATGCCAGAGGCGTTGCTGTACTCGTCGAAGTCTTCGAGATGCCCGATCGTGTTCGCGATGCCGTCGACGCTGAATCCGCCCCAGGGATCGGTGTCGAACACGACGACGTAGTCGGCTGACGTCTCGGTCGCCACCCAGAGCCGGCACTGGTTTCTGTACTCGGCCAGCGCGTGTGTTCGCTCGGCGGCCTTCGTGTAGTTGAGATGCGGCCGACCGTTGTTTCGCATCTCGACGAAACGCTCAGGGCCGCTCGTCTTCCAGTGTGTCAGGAAGTCTTTCGTCTCGTCCGTGGAGTCGTTCTCGTAAACGAACGTCCACGAGTGTCGAAACATCGCCCCGGCCTGCTCGACACGTTTGAGAGTGAATGGCAGGAACGGCATCGCATTGCGGCAGATGGCGACAAATGCGACAGAGCGGAACTTCGCTGCTTGCTTGCCGATCAGGACACGGCGAGCGTACTCATCGGCGAACTCTTCTTCAGGCGGCAGGAGCCTGTCGACGTCGTGTCGGTGAATGTCCGTGAGGCTTATTTGAACTTGCATTGTCAGCTACTGACTGAACTTTGCTAGATGAAAGAACGTGTACGGGTCGACTTGGTGGCACAGCACGACATTCGACAGACTCTGCGTCGTGAGTTCTGGATAGCCGTAGTACCCAGAAACCCCCGGACGCTCAGGACGAGACTCGTCTGCGTGAACGTGGTATGTCCTTAGGGAGATGGCGGGGTTCGCGACGCGGACCATGTTTTGAACCGCCCAGCCGACTAGGACGTTGTCGCAGCCGACGTGCCCCATCGGGATTTCAATTTGGATTTTTGGGATGCTCCCGGCACGAAAAAACCAGGAGTCTTGCGATCCGCTGAAGAAGCGATCTTGCTGAATGTGGCCGATCATCCTCGGCGAGTGCTCATTTTCCCACCGAGTCAGGGCGAGCAGTTTGCACTGTTCGAGCATTTCCTCTGCCTGTCTGCACGAATCATCAAACACGATGTCGCTGTTTGCCACGACACACACTTCGCCAGGGAAACGCTCGTGGCAAACGTCGAACATCGAACCGAATGTCCACCGCTCCTTGTCGCCGTCGAGGAGGAGAATGTGCGAGAACAGAGGGGATGACTTGTTTTCTTCGAGGCAGGACTCGATCTCCTGTCGCCTCGCGGCGTCCGCAGGGGTGTATTTCTGGACGACGAGGATCATGTCCCCACCGCCCAGCAATGCCCAGGGTGTCCGGGAGACGGGTGCGGTATCCGCTCGACCGTCTTCCCAAGCCTCTGAAGCTCCTTCGAGACCTCGGCGAACGTGTCGTGGCACTCAACGAGGAACGTCGTTCGCTGCCAGTTGTCGACCGTCTTGCACCCGCGAAGTGCCGCGACCTCTCCTCCCTCGATGTCCATCTTCACGAAGTCGGCGCCCTCGGGGAAAAGATCATCCATCGAGACGACAGTCACGAGCAACTGATCCGTGACGGGGGCGTCCGCGCCGGCGGCGGCTCCGATGGGGTGAGACTCCAGAAGCGAGTTCTGGTCCGGCATCGGACGCATGTAGAGCGTCGCGGTGCCAGTCTTCTCGGCGACAGCGTACTTCGCGATCTCGACCCTCGGGATTTCCCCGATGTGAGAGTAGGCTCGCTCGTCCGGCTCGACGGCGACGACTTTCTGGAACTTCAGCGACAACGCCCTCGACCACTCGCCACGGTTTGCGCCGATGTCTGCGGCCAGGGCTCTGCCGTCAGGGAGCCTGATGTGCGACAGCCACGGCTCGGACGGGATGTTCATTGAGCTAGGAATACTCATAGGTAGGTACTCGAAAAGGACGCAGGCTTCATGGAGAACTCAACCTGCGGGACGCTCCACCGGCGGCTTTCCCGCTGCGGCCCGACTCGCCGCTTTTGTTCCTCTTCGTCGCTCCACTGCTCTCTGAACTCCGCAGTCATTCGACGAATTTCTTTTCTGCTTGGATTGAACTCGACATTTGGTTTGACGACGCTTCTTGGCGGGAGACCGAACTTTTTTGCGATTCGGTAGACCTCCTGCCGCGTCCCCCCGATCTCCGCAGCGATCTCCGCAGGAGACTTTGTTGTCCAGAGCTTCTGGAACTCTGATTTCTTCAGTCCGACCACTGAAAACCCTCCTTAGCCAAGAAAACATGAACACTCCTTGAGAGAACCCGATGGCCCGTCACCCCCAGCCACCTACCCAGTGGCCGGGGGCAACGGAACCACCGGAGGGGACGGTCACGGTGCGAACTGTTGCACCCAGTAAGTACGGCCATCGGGGCCGATGACGCCGGCGACGCCGATGCGGCGGTAGCTGCGGCCGAGAATGTTTGCCCGGTGCCCCGGTGAGTGAAGCCAAACGACGACAGCGTCGCTCGCAAACGGCTGGCCCGTCGCCACGTTCTCGGTGACTCCCGTGGAGTGGTACATGGACGTGGCCCGTGCCATGCGGTTGGCATGCCGCCGAGCGGAGCCCATCAGCCGGCAGTCGATCACAAGCGGAGCGAGACCGTTGTTTTGCCGTGCCTCGTTCGTCTTCTCGACGAGTTGAGTCTCGCCTGGAGTCAGGACCGAGCACGGCTCCGGCGAAACTGTCACCTGTGCCACGAGCATCAAAAGATACGCGATCATTGTAGAGAATCCCTTCTTCTACGAGTTTTCCAACCACTCCCCGCCGCGACGCTCGAACAGGCGAACGTCACGACAGCCAACGCTTCGTGCGATCTCCACGCAGTGAGGCGCAAAGACCGCAGTTGTCTTGCTTGAGTCAATGTGCCCGGCGGCCGCGAGCAGCGAGGCGGCGGCACGGGCGAGGCCACGGCGGCGGAACGGCTCCTTCGTGTAGCCCTCCAGGGTCTGTAGCCCTCGCCAGTCGTGAGTCGCCGCCCACGCGACGATCGGGTCTCCGGCGTCACGGACGATCGCGATCGGCGTGGTGCTGCCTTCGCGAGACTTGACCTCTTCTTGAAACTCGGAGCCGGGCTTCGTCATCGAGGAGACGATGACGGCGGCGTCTGATTCTGAGAGGCGGCCGATGATCGTAACTACAGCATCCATGCGGCCTGTAGCGTACCCGTATCCAGACAAATGGTCAACGGATTTTCACCGTTTTTTTCTCCTCGATCTTCACTTTCACGGGCTCGGGTTTCTTTGGGACTGAAACCTTTCTCTCAATCTTCACCATCTTGAAATCTCCGAATAGAGGCGCAGGCGGCGAGTTGATGTCCTCGCCGCCTGCGTCTGAATTACTCTTCTCGAACCAGCGTGACGCCGAACTGCCCCGGGGCGGCCGGGGGGATCGTGTCGACCGCCGTGAACTCGAACACGGCCGGTTCACTCACGTTCCCGGCATCGTCAACGTCGACCAGGGAAAGGCGAGCAGTCGAGTCCTGGGGGACCGCGATCTCGCCAAGGTTCGTCTCCTCGCCTGGGTGGGTGGTGCTCACCGCTTCCTGGCCGGAAACTTCAACCGTCAACCGCCTCTCAACCACGTCCGCAGCGGACGGAGCCGAAGCGGTTACCGAATAGATGAGCATATTTGCTCTCCTAGTTACTTGTCGAACTCTCAATCTCGGCCGGCGCAACCAATGCGTCTGTCGCCGAATCTCTGCCGTCAGTCTGTCAATGGCGTCAATCACGCCGCCGAACAGCCAACTCATTGATTAAACCTCGCAACAAAAAATAGGTCCGTTCTCTCCAGCGTAAGCGGAGAATGTGTTGAAGCCAAGGTGCTCTCTCGCCTCTTTGTCAGTCATGCCGTCGCGATCTCAGTCTTCCATGTTTCGGATGGCATTTTCCTGGTATCCGGAGGTGTCTTCAATTGCCGACCGGCTCGATCCCGAGCACCGCAGGCTCGGCCAGTCGATCGTGTAGTCGGTGACGGTGACGAGTTCGCTGACCCACTTGCCGCCCTTGAGGACGAGGCGTTTCTCGGTTCTGACAAGCGGCCGCTTCCTCGGCTGCGGGGGCCACTCTTTTCTCGACGTGATGCAACCCATCAGAGTTCCTCCATCGGACGAAGGGCCGACTGGGGGACAAACCACGCCGCGACACGGCCGGAGTAGTCCTGGAGATACTCGGGCCGTTTCCCGTCTCCCGCCTTGATCCAGCCACGCACGACGTAGTTGGGGCACCGGCCCGTCACCAGGACGAACACGGCATCGTCGCGGTCCTGCTTCCGGATGATGAGGTCGTAGTGATCCTGGCTCCGCGTCCTGATCTGGAGCCCAGGCAGGTCGTCGGCCTTGAAAGAGTTCACGCTGCCGTCCCAGTAGCGGTCGAGCGACTTGGCGACAGCCATCTCGCCGCAGGCGCCCTCGATGTGCTCGCTCCATCCGTCGCCGGTGAAGCCATGAGCGTCCTGAAGCCCGGCCTTGATGCTGGCGAGATGCCGCATCCGGCCGACGTCGGACGCCATCGCGGCCTCATGCCACGCAAGGGTGATCTGCGTCATCGAGAATCCTTTCTGCTTCCTGCCTGCTCGTTACGACCTCGGCCACGCCGCCGCCGATCGACTTGATCTCGTGCATCCGATGCTTCTGGAGTTCAGTGGGCTTCTTCCCTGGCTGCTTCACTTCGAGGAACACCGCCCGGCCGTGCTTCACGCACAGGAGGTCAGGGATTCCGCTCGTCTGCATCGGGCCGCCGTGGATTTTGAATGTCCACCACCCCCGAGCCTTCGCAGACGCTACGATCGACTTCGTTATGGATGACTCCATCCCTGCGTGACTTCCTACCCCTCGCCCATGACTCGCGTTGCCTCTGAGCCAGGAGCTTCCGAGTCTCCTCGCTCACCGTTCTCCGAGAGTTCGACCGGCTCACCGACTCCGAAATCTTCTGGCGTTGCTCTTCGCTCAGCGTCCGGCCCTTCAGGGAGTCGCTGATCTTCTCCCTGGTCTCTGCCGTGTGCTGCCGGCCGAGCCGGTACTGGCGAATCTTCTCCTTCGCAGCCTCGGGCATCGTGAACGTGAAGCCCATGCCGCCCATGCCGCCGGTCTTGAGG